GTCTTTTTTCATATGCCGGGGCTTCCTATTTGCATGCATAAATTTGAAGGGAGTAGGATAAAGGTGTCCGGAAGAATCCAGGGAGGAACAAGCTGCTGATAAAGGGAAAGGACTTGCAGAGATGTGAGTCCTTTTTGCATGCATAAATTTGAAGGGAGTAGGACATGTGAAGGATCTGTACCCGTAGTGAGGCAAACGGTGAACTTTTTCTTTTACGATTTGAGTTATCTCGGCAAGTGAGCATCTTCTGTCCGGCTTTGCTGACTACATCCTTATAAAGAAGAAGGCTTTCTGCTTACGCTTTTGCTTCATAAGGTATTTATTGCGAACCGGTTTTATAAAAGGAATTCTGCAGGTAAGAATAGGGTTTGGGTGAGCCCTTTTATACAAAAGAAAGGAAGTGAACCATTTTTAAGAGAGCGAAGCGACACTATAAAAGCGTCTAAAACGCCATGCCTAGACAAAAGGAGCGTAAGGTATGACGGAGGATAGAGGAAAGTATTGAATACTAAATTTTAACTCAAATTTTTATGGACACTGGGGAATGCGATAAAACCTATATGTTTGCAAAAGAAGATAAATTTGGGATAAGATAAAGAAAAAAGGATACGGCCAGACAGTATCGCAATATCTTTTTATTTTTTACAGGTTATCTGCCGTATAGGTAGTTTAGAAAACATAGGCTTCATCGGATAAAACAATGGACTGGTTATCTGCCGTATAGGTAGTTTAGAAATGAATAAGTTGGAGTCCCATCATGGCTCCCATGTTATCTGCCGTATAGGTAGTTTAGAAAATGTTCTCCGGGATGTAATCATCCCTGCCGATGTTATCTGCCGTATAGGTAGTTTAGAAAATCTCCACATTTTCAACTAAAAATCCATAATCGTTATCTGCCGTATAGGTAGTTTAGAAAATTTCCTCCGGAAGCGTTACTGTCTTTAAAACGTTATCTGCCGTATAGGTAGTTTAGAAATTGAGTTGCGCCATTTTCGCGGATGTAAATTCGTTATCTGCCGTATAGGTAGTTTAGAAAAGATAACAGCAAGAGGTATTGTCACATTGCGTGTTATCTGCCGTATAGGTAGTTTAGAAATGCAACTGCGGGAGCATCTCCGCTCCGATTGAGTTATCTGCCGTATAGGTAGTTTAGAAAAAATCAAGCCGCCGGACCATTTCTTTATCCGAGTTATCTGCCGTATAGGTAGTTTAGAAAGTCTTAAGTGCCGTAGGTGTTACTCTGACAGAGTTATCTGCCGTATAGGTAGTTTAGAAAAAGCATCGGTCTATACGGCGAATGCTTTATTAGTTATCTGCCGTATAGGTAGTTTAGAAAATACGTAGTAAATGGTGGCATTCGGTTTCATTGTTATCTGCCGTATAGGTAGTTTAGAAATGATACTCCGCTTCCAGTAATTCAGCTTGCCAGTTATCTGCCGTATAGGTAGTTTAGAAAATCCAGAATACTCATAGTACCTCCTTATGCAAGTTATCTGCCGTATAGGCAGCTTAGAAATATTAACTCAACCGACTTTATGGAGTTGTTTCGTTATCTGCCGTATAGGTAGGTTATATATTTCATAGTTCTTTTTTTATGGCTGACGTCTGATGGGGGTCGGCTTTTTGTGTTGCGCGGCTGATGTTGCAGGGCGTATGTGGCGAAGTGGGGGGGCTTTTTTGTCAGGGGCCGTTTTTCCTGTGCTATAATTTAGGCATACTTATGTAAAAGAGGTTTATCATATGGATATATATGGACAGTACAAGGATTCTTTAGAGGCGGTCATGCGGATGATGGCGGCTTCCATAGAGCGGTATGCGAAGGCACATAAAGATAATTCGGGGGAGTTGATTTATGAGCATCTGCGTTACCGGCTGAAATCGGAGAAAAGCATGCAGGCGAAGCTGGAAACGCGGGGATTGCCTCTTACCCCTTATTCGGCGCTCTGCGAGGTACGGGATGCCATCGGGTTCCGTGTTGTTTGCCGCTTTATCGACGATATTTACAAAAATATTTCACGAATTAAAAACTTGCCGGGAATCACCGTGGTGAAAGAAAAGGATTATATACTGGATGTGAAATCAAATGGGTACCGCAGCTACCATATGATCCTGTCGGTTGAGGCGCCGTATGAGGACGTTCGCGGAGATAATCCGGGTCATTTTTTTGTGGAAATACAGCTCCGCACCATCGCTATGGATTCGTGGGCGAGTCTGGAGCATGAAATGAAATATAAGCACCATATCAGGAATGCGCCGCTCATTGAGCAGGAGCTGAAACGCTGTGCTGATGAACTGGCGTCCTGCGATATTTCCATGCAGACGATTCGTAAACTTATCCGTGAAGAAGGTGGAACAGAATGAAAATATTGATAGCAGAAGACGAAAAGGCTATGTCAGACGCCCTTGCGGCGGTGCTGAAACATTTCGGCTACGAGGTGGACGCCGTCTATGACGGGCTCGCCGCTACGGAAAAGGCGAGGGAGAACTCCTACAGTTGTATAATTTTCGATATCATGATGCCGAAAATAGACGGTATTGAAGCGCTGAAACGCATCCGTGACAGCGGTGATATGACGCCGGTCATCATGCTGACCGCCAAATCGGAGGTAGGAGACCGCATCATGGGCCTTGACGCAGGCGCGGACGACTACCTCGCTAAACCGTTCGCCATGGGGGAACTGCTCGCCCGCATCCGTTCCATGACAAGGCGCATGGGCGAATTCACGCCGACTAAGCTGAAAAAAGGCGATGTCGAGCTGGATGTGGCGGAGCAAGAACTTTCCTGCACCAGTTCCGTCCGCCTGTCGAGCAAGGAAACGAAGCTCCTTTCTTACCTTATGATGAACGAAGGGAAAACTATTTCTACCGACGAGCTTTTCCGCTATGTCTGGAGTGATGAAGCGGACATGGATATCGGCATCGTCTGGATGTATATTTCCTACCTCAGAGAAAAAATCGAGGCCGTTCATGGAAATATACGGATAGCAGGAGAGAAAAACGGCGATTTCCACCTCCAGATCGTCTCCCGCTGATTGACATACAGAAACAGAAGGTACTCCTATGGATATGATACGCAGGCTCCACCGCAAATTTATATGGATGGCCACCGCCTCCGTCGTGGCTATCATCGTCCTTGCCGTCGGACTGATCAATGGCTCCCTTTACGTCAGGGTGCACCATGAAATATCGTCCATCACCGACATCATTTCGCAGAACGGCGGCACTATCCCATCCGACCTCGCGCCGCAGGAGAAAGGACTCTTCGAATTCGGGAACTGGGCGGAAGAAACACCTGAATTCTCCTATCAGGCGAGATATTTCTCCATTCTCTTTGACGCGAACAAAAAGGAAGCGAAAGTCATTAACGTCAACCACATCGCCGCATTCAACGCCAAAGAAGCCTTCAACCTCGCCATACGGGTTCTCCAGATAGGGAAATCGGAAGATTTCTTCCTTAAAGACAGGGCCTATTATAACTATAAAATCACACAGACCGCCAGCGGTGACACCCTTGTTGTCTTTTTCGACTGTACCCGGGACGTCCTCGCCCTCTCCTCTATATTCAGCTACTCCGTGGCGCTCGGTCTCTTCTGCATCGTCCTCTTCTTCCTCATCATCACCTTTCTTTCCAGCAAGGCCATCAAGCCCTTCGTGAGAAATATGGAAAACCAGAAACGGTTCATCACAAACGCCAGCCACGAGCTGAAAACACCGGTGGCGATCATTTCGGCGAATACGGAAGCGCTCGAACTCGTCAGCGGAAAGAGCGAATGGACAGGGAATATTATCAAACAGACGAAACGCCTGACGAACCTTATCAACGACCTTGTTGCCCTCGCCCGGGTCGGGGAAATAGAAAAAGAAAACATGAAACTGGAAGACGTGGATATTTCCCAAGCTACGGAAACCATCGCAGGCGACTTCCAACAGGTGGCGGCTGAACAGGGGAAGACGCTCGAAACCCGTATATTACCCGGCGCCCACGTCCGGACAGAAGAAAAACTCTTCGGACAGATCCTCGGCATCCTTCTGGATAACGCTGTGAAATACTGCGACGAAAAAGGACGCGTGCAAGTGGAAGTCACGACAGAGAAAAAAGAAAAAGGTTTTGCGATAATAATCTCCAATGACTTTGCAGAAGGAGAAGATATAGACTACACGAAATTCTTCGAACGCTTCTACCGCCACGACATCTCCCACAGCAGCCAGATCAAAGGATACGGCGTAGGCCTCTCTATGGTTGCCGACATCGTGAAGCTCCTCGACGGAACCATAGACGTATCATGGAAAGAAGGACGCATTTCCTTTCGCCTTTGCTTCTGAAACAGAAAACGGCACTGAGAGAAACAGTGCCGTTTTTGAGTAAAGGATTGTGGAGTGTTTTGGGGAATGCAATAAAAATGAGGCGTAGCTTAATAATGACAGATTCAATGATCATAATAGAAAATAGCAGCTCGGATAAGCTATGAGTGGATTTGCCCCGATAATGGGTATTCAGGGCTTTGGAATCTAAATAGAGAAACCCTAAAGATTAACTATAAAATTTACACAGATGCTGTCAACGGATACCTTTTATCTGATTTAACAAGTGAACAATTGTCCTGCAAATATGTAAGTGAAGCGGATGTGCTAAATGTTGTGTTGTTCAATAAACGTGCAAAATAGTGGCGTGAGGAAAATCCGGATCTGAAAGAAAAATGAGGGCTTGTGCAAATCTAAATGAGTTATTGGTCCTTGCGAATATGGAAAGCTGTAATGCAGTTTTAATTGGTAAAAAGATTGATTGGAAAGAGCGAATGGTCGTGCTTAGAAAATTGGCAAGAACCTAATTATTTTCTTTGGAGAATTTGAATACTGAAGGAATGAAAAAGTTGAAGGTTTTGGATAATGAAAAGTAAGGATGATCAAAATATTCATGAAGCTGAGCTATAGAAAAATCAGTACGGCAAATGTATCCATATTAAGAACATCTTGTGGTTGCTGTTTATTTTTATCATGGTGTACAATGTAGACAACTGCTGGATAAGCAGCTTAGAAAACTTAATGAATGATTATAATTATCTGCCGCATAGGCAGTTTGAATTTCATAAAAGATTATTTCCATGTCAAATAAATTCCACTTAATAAATAATTATATTTGATATGGTTTTACTTAAGGGGTAAAATGAGAAAAGCAATAACAAAGAAATTAGTAGATTGCTGTCGATCAGAAATGGATGGATGGTGTTAAATTATCTTTATTACTGTAAGGTATTGATGAATATTGCAAAAGAGAACGTATCTGTATTGCAGTAAAAATTCTGCAGGAAAGAATGTGGTGAGGGCTATGATAGAGGATATTGTCAAGTCGGATTTGAAAACGATTCTTCATTCTAAACGGGCGAATCTGTATTATCTTGAAGAATACAATTAATCTTTGGTTATTACGACAAATACGCGCAATTAATATTGTTTCGTCAAAAATTCGTCAAAAAGAGTATGTGCAGAAAATGCACTTTTTTTTAATTTATCCGAATAAGCGTTGTATATCCTTTTTCGCTTTAATTCGCATATCTTTCGTATACGACACATAGGTATTAAGCACAGTCTCTACGGAATCACCGAGCAGAGCGGCCACCGTTTTTACATCGGTTCCTGCGGCGATTAATTTTGTTGCGTAAGTATGCCGAAGACAATGGATGCCACGACCCGTGTAGTTTCGAACAATACGGGAGATACCGCAGCTACTTCGTCTTGTAAATAGCCGGCTGTCAAAATTTACCGGGTGGACCCGCAGGTATGTGGCTATCTCGTCAGCAAGAGACTGCGGGATCGGAATAGTACGATTGCTTCTGTGAGTTTTGCACGGCATGAACCCTGTTAAAATTCCAGAAGATTCGGGTTTGATTCTGCCCCATTGCTTATTGATCGTAATTTCAAGATTTTCAAGGTCTACGCAATCCATTGTTAGCCCCAACATTTCTCCGACGCGTGTACCGGTTTTAGCGCAGATTGCGATTTGTAGATAGCTGGCAAACTGTAATTCTTTTCTTGATCTTGCTAATAGTGTTTTTAATTCAAAATCGGTTAATACGTTCAAACTATCCGCAGATCGAATGGTTATGCACTGCAGATCCTCAGCAGGATTGATCGCAATTATTTTATATGTCTTTTGTGCGGCGTGAAATAGCGTTTTTAAAACTATAATAGTTTTATTTTTCGTCGTGTCTTTTTGTGCGATATTGTTTAGCGCATGGCGCAAGTCGGCGAAAGTAACATCCACTATTTTCTTATCATAAAGCCCGTTCCGAAGAGATTTTATATCTGTTTTATAAGATACTTCGGTCCTGTATGCGAGATGCCTGTCTGCAGCATAGATATCTATGAACTCGCCGAGCGTCAGGTCTAACAGATCTCTGTCCGTAGTTACACCGATTTTATCGATCAGCAATTTTTTAGCTGTGTCTGACATCGCTTCCGCGCGCGACGAGAAACCGCCTTTGCTTTTCTGCTTCCATCTACCGTCCTGCTCATACGAGAGGACCAGCTGCCATGCAGGCTTGCTTTTCGTGCCGCGGTTCCGAACTAAGAAATTATAACGCATTATAAAATCAGCTCCTTTTTGAAAATGGGCTGATTATGCTATAATTATAATGTAATCAGCCCTGGGTGGGTTATTACGCATTCCCGCTATTGTATTGCCGTACGATAGCGGGATTTTTTATTGGTATGTACTTATTCACCTATAACAGTCACGTCAATTACTTTATACGAAGACGCATTTACCTCAGCGTACCATTTTGCGGGAACGGTGGCATTAAAGCTGTTTTTTGCTCTGACGATTCCTGATACTTTGATGACCCCATTTTCCTTAACCGCTTCGAAACTACTGTCGTCAAATTTCGCGCTGTCTGGATCTTTTAAATTGTTTTTCACGTATCTGCACGCCGATCTGTAGGCTCTTTCAGCTTCTATTTTTGTCAGTATTATATCCTGGAGTTTTAGCTTTACCGCGCCGTCTTTATATAACGTGTGATTTTTATAAATGACTTCAATTATATTTTTTGATTCATCTGTATATACCGCCGCGATAGCCTGCCCTAATTCCGGAGCCGATAATTCATAGCCGCTCTTTGGATCTCCGAGCACCTTTGTTATGGTTGTAAATCCTAACTGACGAAGTAATAAAAGATCGGATTTCGCGGAGGCTTTGTCAACATCCAACCCGGACATCAGCGCAGTTATGCTTTCAGCGTCTTTTTTATCTTGCTCCGCCGCCTGTCTCTCTATTTTCCGCTGTTCTAAATGCGATTTATCAGCATCAGTCATAAAGGCGTTGCCGATTGTGGAAAGACCGACAACTACGGCTAACCAAACCAATGCGAGTTTCCAGCGCTTAACATTCGGATAGCACCCAAAACTGCCCCACTTCGGTTTTATCAATCCGATAATTAACATGATAAACGCTGCGCAGGCTAAATAAGAAAAGATAGTAAACATTTCAAGCTCCTTTTTAACTCATCGAATCTCTGATTGCCGCAGCACGGCTAAGCCTAAAATTTTAACACTCTGGCAGTTAAATCGGTTAAGCTGTATCGGCGGATACTTTGGGTTTTCCGACACGAGCATTATACCGTCTGCCGATTTATAAAAACGTTTTAGACAAACCTTTTCATTATCTATTTCAACGCAGGCAATTTTGCCGTTCGGGACTTCCGACATAGATTTAATAAAAACAATATCGCCGTCGTTTATTCCAGCATTGATCATACTGTCGCCGCGGACGGTAATGCAAAAATCCACGTCATATTTATCGTCCACGTCATAATATGGCGTGTCCTGGTTAAGATCCTCAAGCGGCTGCCCGGCGGCCGCGTATCCCAGCATTGGGACTTTCTTGAATTGCGGACGATGGGCGCCGGACGGGATTGGCGTATCGACATCCCAGCCCATAATTACCGCGGGGCTTATTTGTAATGCCTTGGCCAGCGCAGCAATCCGATCCCGCCGCATGTTTGCGATATCGCCCGATTCCCAGCGCGATATGGTTGCGGGGGATACTCCTACTCTTTTTGCTACATCTTCAAGCGTTAACTCTAATTCCAATCTTCGGCCTTTTAATATATCTTTTACAGCTACACTCATGCTCTCACCTCTTTTGAACAAATTCTACCATGCAATTTACGAAAAAGCAAATTATTTTGTAAAAAAGCATTGACTTTTACAAAAACGCAAGTTATACTGTTTACGTAAACGCAAAAAGAAAGAGAGGTGAGAACCGAATGCTAGATAAAAATAAGTTTAAATACTTTGCAGCAGAGAAAGGTATTCCGCTGAATATCCTAGCTACAAAAATGGGTATGAATCCCGCTACGCTTAGCAAAAAATTAAGCGGTTTTACGGAATTTACACGTAAAGAAATTCAGGACTATCAGAATCTGATCGGGATATCAGATGCCGAAATGCTATCAATTTTTTTTAGCTAACGATTTACGTAAACGCAAACAAGAGTTAAATCAAATCAATTTCTTCTCTCCGTTGAGCCGCCCGCAAATAACAAGTTGTTACTGCTATATCCATCGTGAACTGTGTTATGCTCGACAACAATTACCCTGGGCGGCTCAACGGAGAGAAGAACAAAAGAAAGTGAGGTGATCAAAATGGAAATCGCGCTGTTATCAAAAGAAGAAGCACGCCGGCTGCTCAAAATTTCTCGTTCGACGTTCTGGCGGCTGGAGAAGAAAAGTATCATCCGGCCGGTACAAGCGCTTCTGCCAACGAGACGATACAGGCTCGCTGATATCGAAAAACTGGTAATGAGATAAGGAGGACAAAACATGATTGACAAAATGATGAACTGGCTATGGCTATTCGTACTTATCACGATGGTTATCGCCGTAGTGGAGAAACTGTCATGCTTAAATTTCTAACCGCGTTCATAACAATCGTCTGCTTAGCAGGCGCCGCGGTGGACGCGGATAACATCTATCATCGGATATTTCCGGAGGTAAAGACTGTTGAGTACCGCTGGGAGGTAAAACCCGGAGACACACTCTGGGACATCTGCAGCGAGATTGCCACAGACAAAGAAGACCTGCGCAGGCTTGTCTGGCAGGCGAAAAAGGACAACCGGATCCGGGATGTGGGTAATCTGCAGCCGGGAATGTTGATTGTAGTAAAAGTGAAGGAGGCGAGAAATGGATAACACAGAAAAGTTTGGACAGGTAGTCAAATATTTAATCCGCAGGTATAAGGAAGAGTCGAATATTTATGCTGAGTTGGGTAAAAAAGGCGACCTGATAAACGCAGCTAAAGCAAGTATACGTTCAGAAATTTTCTGGGAAATAATTCTTTTTATTAACAAGTTGGACATCAATGAGATGAAAAATCAATGAAAATGATGGAAAACGCTGATTGAAAGGAGATGAAATAAAAATGGCGTGTAGGGGAGATGTCGATACCGAAGATGTAGATATGGTGGCACGAGTGGCCCGTAGCGGGGAGTTCATACTATGCGGATATCTTAAAAACTTCGAACGCAGCATGTCTACTGATCAAAAAGAAAAAGTGATTGCGGCTATGGATTTCTTTGAAACGTTGGCAAATCACTTAGAGACATTAACAGTCGCTGTTGAAGACATGAATCGCAGAGAGGAGGCGTATGAATGAGGAGAGAACTATTAACTATTTTATTCACACTGATGACGCCTCTTGCGGCGCAAGCCGAATGGCTTATTGCTGAGTGTAGCGCGTACACACCGTACGACAGCGGAACGATTACTGCGACGGGTGAGACTGTCCGTGTAGGCGGGGTGGCTTGTAACTTTCTGCCGTTTGGTACGGCCATTGTTATCGACGGCGTGGAATACATCGTAAACGACCGCTGCGGCATAGATAATTGTATCGATATTTTCATGGAAAGCTACGAAGATGCTATCCAGTTCGGTAGGCAGTACAAGGAGGTTTATATAAAGAGATGAATTATAAAAAGATATATTCGCAGGCGCTTAAAACCATTTTAGGTGGAAGAAAAGGGGTAGTTCTCAAGCAGTTTACAAAATCTGCAGACGGTAAGGACCTGCTCGCATTTGATAATTACGGCTTGTTTTTCATACCGAAAGAGCTAAACATCTTCGCGGAACATGTCGGGGCATCATTACCCGCACACACTGTGTGCAAGTTCATTCCGAAAAAAGATACAGTACTCACGAATTTGCGGCCGACAAACACTGTTATCGGAAAAAGGCCGTGCGGGCGTGTGTTAGAAAAACCGGACGGCAGCGAATATCAGTATCTTCTTGATGACAGCTATTTCGGATATTTCAACCGTGACGCGGAGATTAAGGCAGATCTGACTGCAAAAACATCGGTATTCTGTGTTTTCGAAAATGACGAATTGGTATGCGTTGTCGCACCGATACGCAGAAAGAAATGAAAGGTGGTGATGTAAATTGATTGTTGGTACAAGTAAAAACCGCTCAACTGCTGGAACAGTCGAACGGCAAAAACAAAAATACTCTAAATTATTATAGCACAAATGAAGGAGACAGAAAAATGATCAGAATTGAAATCGACGTAACAGACGTAGCAGAATTGAAAGCACAGTTAAGAGGTCTCTTAAATGAACCGGTTAAAAGCACAGTAACAGTTACACCGGAAAACGTTACAGTTGCAGCACCGCAGATTAAAGAGGTCAAAGCACCTAAGGCAAAGAAATCAGAGCCTGTAAAAGAAGAACCGGTAAAAGCAGCCGTAGCTGCTGATGAATTAACAGAAGACCAGAAAACCGAACTACGTACGCTTTGTGCGGAGTATACGCATAAAGTTTCCGACGGCAAGGAACGAATCAAGCAGTTCTTGAAAGCTAAAGGACTTGCTAAAGTAACCGAACTCAAACCTGATGATCTTTCGGAATTTAAAGCGATGGTGCAGATCTGATGGCGCATGCAGTATTAAGTGCATCGGCAAGTTCCCGATGGTTGCACTGCACGCCGTCGGCAAGACTGGAGCGGAAGTTTCCGGACACGTCGAGCCCGTATGCGGAAGAAGGTACACAAGCACATGCTTATGCTGAACGATTTTTGAATCTATTTCTGAAGACCGGCAAGACTACCGTTGCGATAAACGACAACGCAGAAATGCAAGAGGCTGTACAGTCTTACGTCAACATATGCGTCGAAAAGATCAATGAAGCAAGAACGGCTTCCTCGGACGCACAGATCAAAGTTGAACAGCGGCTGGACTTCTCGCGTTGGGTGCCGGAGGGTTTCGGCACAGGCGATATGGTAATGGTGTCCGACAAGTACTTTGAAATCGTTGATCTCAAGTACGGCAAGGGTGTTCCTGTTTCAGCCATCAACAACAGCCAAATGCGATTATATGCGCTGGGCATGTATGAGTCCTTCGGGTATCTGTATGGCGCAGACGAGGTCAGAATGACCATTGTACAACCTCGGCTTGACAGTGTTTCGACTGAAACCATCTCGGTTGATGACCTGCTTGCGTGGGGCGAAGAAGTCAAGAAGAAGGCAAAAATCGCTTTTAAAGGCGAAGGCGAGTTCTGCGCAGGCGGACACTGCCGATTCTGTAAAGCAAGGAACACCTGCCGAGCCCACGCAGAATACGAACTAAAAAATGTCAAAGAAGATTTGCAGACCTCGGAGCTGGAAGACTTTGAGATTTCCGACATCCTGCTTCGTGCTAAAGGTATCAAAACATGGCTGGACGGTTTAGAAGCCTACGCGCTGGGAAAAGCGCTTGACGGCTACGACTGGCCCGGGATGAAACTCGTTGAAGGCCGCAGCAACCGAAAGATAACGGATGACACCATTGCGGCGAACAACCTTTTGAACGCGGGTTTCGGAGCCGAAGCGATCTACAAACCGCGGGCACTGCGGTCGATTACCGACTTAGAAAAGCTCTGCGGAAAGAAAATGTTCAGTGAGCTGATGTCCGGAGTGATTGAGAAACCGCCGGGCAAACCGACGCTGGTCTCTGCAGATGACAAGCGACAGGCATTAGAAATAACAAATATCAGAAACGATTTTGACGAAAGTCTTTTATAACAAAGGAGAAAACACAATGAAAAGCATTAAATTTGTTACCGGTTTGGTTAGGTTATCATATGCGAACATCTGGGCGCCGAAAGAAGACCTTGGCGGACGTATGCGTTACTCGGCAAATCTGCTTATCAAGAAAAGCGACACAAAGACGATCTCACGTCTGAAAACGAAAATCAAAGAGCTTATTAACGACGAAGAAGCTAAAAAAATTCTCGGCACGCGTGGTAAAGATATCGACCTGCCGCTTCGAGACGGGGACACTGAACGTGAAGGTGATCCGAATTATGCCGGGCATTATTTCCTGAATGCAAAAGCAACGGAAGACTATCCGCCGAAGATTCTTGGCCCGGACGGTGAAGAAATTTTCGATAAATCCGAAGTGTACAGCGGATGTTACTGCCAGGCTGTTCTGTACCTGTTTGTGTACAATCAGGGCGGCAACCGCGGCGTAGGAGTCCGCTTGAGCGGCCTGAAGAAGATTAAAGACGGCACGCCGCTGTCCGGCGGCAGCGTTTCCGCAGGAGACTTCGATGACGATCTTTTAGGCACCGACGCCAAAGATGACGATAATGATGATATTTTTTAAGGAGTAAGTGCTATGGACACACTGGCAATCGATTTGGAGACGTACAGTGACAATGACATCAAGTACGGAGTCTATAAATATGTAGACTCGCCAAACTTTGAAATCTTGTTGCTCGGATACAGTTTCGATGACGGGCCGGTGCAGGTAGTTGATCTTACTAAAGAAGAGATGCCTGTGCGGATTGCACAGGCTCTTTTCGATAGTAACATCACGAAGACAGCATTTAACGCAAACTTTGAAATTACCTGCTTTAAAAAGATATACCCGCAGCTGCCAGCCGAACAATGGGAGTGTACAAGCGTACTGGCGCTGTACAATTCACT